GGTTTTTAACCACTCTAGGCCAGTTGCATTTTGGGCAGGGACGGCTGCTACAGCCGCTGCGCCAGTTTTTGGGTCAGCAGGAATAGCCGCCTTGGCAGCAGTAGCAGGATGGCCAATAATATCTTGACCGTATCCATAGGCCTTCTTGACCGTGTCAGCACCGCTTGTGGCCTGCTGCAAGTCACCCATAAGCGTATCGCCATGCTGGCCTGATGCTGCGCTTGCAACGCCAAGATGCGGAACAGCAAGGGAGGCCGAAGGGACATAGCTTTTACCGCCCGGAGTTCCGCCAGCTTGGCCGCCATAAATGCCGCCTTGCTGGAACGGTGCATACGATTCTTTCTGCGCGGCCAGAATAGCCGATAGATCATACGGCGATACGACATCGCCGCCGTTAAAATAACCTTCTGCGGCATGCTGCGGGGCTACGACGCCACCTTCAGAGTTTGCGGCACCGCCTCGGGCCCATGCGCCATCAGAACGGTCGGATGCCTGCTGGCCGCCCATGTCAGAAAAACCAAAGCTGCCATGCTCAACATTGTCATGCCCATTATGATTTCCATTGGGAACAACGCCACCATTGACGGGAGGTAGTACCAATGGGTCTTGGCTTCCTTGGCCCATTCCACCCATCAGGGTCGATGCTGGGTTTAAATTTAAACCCCCAAACGCCCGATGCACCGGCTTCGAAGCTTGTTCATAATTAACGGTCTTAAAGCCATTCGATTCGCCGACGGCCTCTGGATGAACCTTTTCAACGTCCTGAGCCATATAACCGGTATGGGTCTGCTCGGTATCATCGCCCTTGTACTTAAAGGTGTAGATTGGCAGACCATTCTTGGCCGTGCCAACGCGCTTGATGTCTTCCTTGAGCCGTGCATCGGAGAAGAATGACTGCGGTGCCGCCGTGGTTGTGGTCGAGCCAGACAGTGCGCCGGTGCCTTCCGCGATGTTCGCGAGGAACTGCGCCACTTGGAATGGATAGGCCTGCTGCTGCTGGAACTGGTTGTACAGTGCCGACTGTCCAGCCTGCGTCGTTTGCTGACCCAGCGTACCGGCACCCAACATGGCCTGAGCGCCCTGCAAGCCTGCCTGCTGGCCTTGAACCCCAAGTGCTCCGATCTGGCCTAGGCCCGTCTGATAGTTCTGTGCGGCGCTCTGGAAGCCTTGGCTTGCCATGTTGCCGAGCGTCTGGCCTTCTACAAGGTTCTGCTGGTTTTCAAGCGCACCAAGGCCAATATTGGCTCGATCGCCGCCAAACGCGCCAGCACCAATAGCCGAACCCATCATTTGCTGTTGCTGCTGCTGGTTGACGTTATTCATTTGGGCCGCCGTTGAGCCCATAGCATTCTGCAAGAATGGGTTCATATAACCCTGAACGCCCTGCTGAAAACCCTCAGGGGTATAGCCTTGCTGGGCGTATGCGATTGAAGGCTGGGCCGCATTAGCATATTGATTTGTCTGTGCCGTTGCCGCGTTCTGCTCTTGGTTGAGGGGGGCCACAAACGCGTTTGGATCAGTGCTATATTGCTGAAACGGCGTACCGGCTGTAGCTTGAGCTTGAGTATTGACAGCGTTGTACCGAGCCAATACCTCTGGTGGAATGGCTACGCTTGAAGTCGTTGTTCCAGTTTTACCACCCATGTTATTGCTCCGCGTGTCCGGTCTGGACGTTGTATAGGAAGAAAGCGCCAGCCGGTGGGCCGAACGAGCGCTCGTATAGTTTCACTTTGGCTTCTGTACGATGATTTGACAGAACGCCGATAATCAATGGAAGGTTAAGCTCATCAGCAACCTTCTTCGAGAAATCACAAAGGCGACGCGCCCTACCGCCCTTTGCGCTTCGAAACTCGGGATCGACAAAAATTGCCTTCTCTTCGAGCATCCAAGCATCCGAATACCACATCTGGCTCATTCGTAAAAGGACCGCGCCTTCAATCCTTTGGCCCGGCTCCCCGATAATTCCAACTAGCCCCTGCCAAAGATACAAAGCAGGCTTGATCATGCCTAGCATTTTCTGCGGGTTAACGTCCTTAATGCCATTTTCTTCCCACGCATCTAGCGCCAGCTTTAGCATGGCGGTTTCGTCGGCGGGTGTTCCTAATCTAATCGTTGGTTCCATTTTAATCTCTCTTTGGGCCGGGAAGTTTCTTCAATGTATCAATCGTTTTCTTGCGGTATCCGGTCACGAAGTGGTCGAGGATTTCATGCCCGTGGTCAATGTCCCCACCACCGATGCGGGTGACGTCGTCTGGTTCAATAACATATTCGCCACCGGCTGCAACGATCTCAACCGGTGCTGCGCCGCCCGTGGCCAAATGAGAACCGTATGGGCCAGCGCTGCCGTTATACGGTGCGCCGGAAGCATTATACGGAGCCTTGGGGCTATTGTAGGGCGCATTACCGGCCCCGTAGGGCGTGGCACCATGATCCATGTACGGCTTTGACGAAAACATGCGCTTGGCGATCTTAAAGCCAGCCATTGTGTTGCCTTCACCCATTGCGCCGATGATGTCGGCAGGCAAGACATACGAACCCGACGGCACGTTCATTGGCAGATGGTCGGTGCGGCCAGCCACGGGGCTGTGGATCGCGCCGACATGTACTTTGTGCCGAGGCAAACCGCCGCCAGTAGAACGGGAGTGTCGCGCCGTGTTCAGGGCCGCTGCCACGGCTTGGTTATGCGGGTGGCCTGCTGCAACCATCTCGCCGATGTTATGGCCAATCGTTTTTTGGGACGTACCTTTGGTCAGCGGCATTATGTGTATCCTATAGAAACGATGGAGCCTGTGCCTGTCACAAGAACGAGGCCAGTCGCGAATGGCACTTGGATTTGGTAAGTGCCGATAGCAAGCGTAGACGGGATTGCATAAATGCGATTGCCCGTTAGCAACGACACGTTGTTCGTATCATAAAGATAGCCCGTTGTAGACCCAGCAGCAATTACGCTAATCGTCGCCAGCCAGCCGCTGCTCGATTTAATCAAAGTCGTCGTCGCCGCGCCGATTTCCTTGGTGTTGTTTGTGCCAGCATGCAGGTTCAAGGCCTGCACGTAGGCATTGATAGCCTGTACGCCATTCTTCTGGGTAGTGAGGATATCGTCTAAACTAGCCATTAGAATTTCCCATCCAGTTGATACCGATAGCGCAAGGCACCAATGCGGTAGAAGATGCTGCTGGCTGACACGCCGCTGCCGTTTGCGGTCGAAACGCCAATAGACAACAGCCTATTGCGAATGCGTACCGAGATGTATTCAGTGCTGGATGTCACGGGGTATGGACCATAAACCGTCGGCGTATCGCCGGGGTAATTTGTCCCATAGAACGTGATGTAAACTGTAGCTGAATTGGTCGCGCCACCCGTGCCGCCGCCAGCCGTGGTGAATTTAAAGTCAGGCCAAATCTGGTCAACGAAGACCATATTGTCTGCTTCATTAAGTTGAATATAGCCTGTCTGAAACGACGATGTCATGGCCGCAGAGCCAGCATTGTAGCCAAGCTCATGCTGGTAAATTGAGCCATCAGATGCCGCGCCAATTGGCGTACCGAGAACAGATTGGTCGATCCACGCCGTGCGGTCAAGCGTCCCATAATCCCACTGCTGGGTAGCAATGTTATACTTGACGTAGCTATCGTTGTAGGTGGCATTGGTCGATGGATAATACCAAGTCACTTCGCCGAATGTGCTGTTCGTGGCGCAACGGATGAGTGAATACAGGTTCGTGTTGATATTCTGGAACACCTTATCCCATACAGGGCATGGAATAGGCTCTGGACCAGAATTGGCCATAAGCATAAATTTTTGTGGCGACATCCAAAATGTAACGCCGTTCATCAAGCCAACGGCTTTTTTGCCGATCAATCCTGCGCCATCGCCAATTTTATTGAACCCATAGACGTATGGAGGGCCAATGTATTGCATTGCCCACACGGCAAGGTCAGTAAAGACTAGAGCTTGCTGCGGTGCTTGGATAGCACCAACAATCAATGAGCCTTCAGAGATGCGATATGACCCAGCCTGATTATTTGCCGCAGCGGTCCAATTAGTAGCATCGGCAACATCTGACCAGCGGATCAGCAACGGGTCTTGAATGCCTGTCGCCGTCGAGCCATACGCTACTACTTGACGAGCAGGCATGGCGACAAAAATGCCTTGGTTAGCAAGTGGAGCATTTTGCAGCAGATAAGCATTTGTAGAGTTAAGAGTTGGAGACCAATAATAGATTGGCCCACCTTGTGGATTTGCCACAAGGATTTCGCCGAAGTTGTTGGTCGTCCAGTCGGTCGTCGTGATGGTGTTTACGGTCGTTGTGCCTTGCGTAATGCCAACACCATAACCACCAGAACCATAACCGCCAGAACCGTACCCACCGCCGCCATAACCCGACGGAATATTGAAATAGTACACAAAATGCGCGTAGCCATTGTTCATGGTTACGGTCGCAGTAGCGTTGGCCGCTGTACTTGCCGAGATTTGAAACGTAGACGACGTTGGCGCTGGGTTTGATGCAACGATGTAGTTGCCATAGATCGTCACGTTGGACGAGGTCGTAGGGTATAGAAACGTGATAGTTTGGCCTGCAATGTAGTTGGTGTTTGCCAAGGTGACGGTGACATAGTTGACCGTATTCGTCAGGGCAAAGGTTGGCAGCGCCGCAGCAGCGGAAGTTGCGTTAGCGGCGGTTGAAGCGCTGATGGTGTATACATTGTAATACGGCGACGAAGTCGTATTTTGGATAGCGTACACGCCACTTAAAATCAGGTTTGCGATGCTGATCGGCGTCTGGATATTAACGATGTATCCGGCTTGAAAAAGATTTGGAATGTACTGCGTACCTGTGCCAGTCGTGAACGACAAGGCTGTGCCGCCTGCGGTCGCGGCCAATTGATACGTCGTAGTGGTTGGGTTGATCACGTAATAGGTTGTGCCTGCCGTTAAGGCGGAAGGCACCGACCCCAAGAATACAACGGGCGTCCCAGCCGTGGGGACAATACCCGCCGCGCCAGAAGCCGCCGTGCCAACGGTTACTACGCTGCTTGCGAACGTAACGGATTGAACGCCGACGCCAAGATCGTAAATCGTTACCGTCGATGATCCAGAGGTCGTCGACGCGATCGGGATTGTGGTCGTTTGAGTTCCGCTCTGGCTGCTGCCGTTTGTGCTGATGGCGGTGCCGCCAACAGTGGCCGACACCTGATATGTCGTAGCCCCAGAATTTACGACCCAGTAAACCGTGCCTGCAACCAAAGGCGAAGGCAACGCACCAGTCGTCGAGAATACGATCGGGGTTCCATTAATGGGAACCGCGCCAGAAGGCGTCACGACGGCAGGATTGGCCAGTGTAATCGTGACCGTTTGCGATGAGTTGACTACCGAATCGGATGCAATCGTCTGCGGCGTAATGGGCGTCGGTGTGGTGCTGGATGCTGGGGCATAGAACAAGCCAGTCGACGTGCCAATTGCCAGACGTGCGACCGAACTCAAATCTTCCCAAGCGCGAAGTTCGTTTACGTTGCCTACGCCCGATGCATTGGTAAATTTGCTCGTTGTCCAAGCAAGCCAGCCGCCGATCTTCTGCACGAGGCCTTTGCCTGTACGATCTTGGATAAAGCGAACAAGCTGCGATTGCGAGAAACCCGCCTGATTAAGGGCGGGAGTTTCGTTTGTATCAATTCCGGGGATAAGCTGCATTGTTGCATGCGGCATGGCTTATCCTCGCGTCGGCGTGGCAACAGGGGATGGCGAATATGATGTCCAGCCATCCGCTTGGAACTTCTTGCGGGATTCTTCGACAATCGCGCCCTTTAGGAGAAGCTGATATTGGTTCTCGTAAGACTGCGCCATCTGCGGATCATCTGATTCGCGACCGAAATTGCGTTGGTAGGCCGACAGGTAGATCATCGAAGCCATAAGCAACAGGTCCGGCAGGTTCTGGCTGATAAACGTATAGGTCGTGTCCGCCGATCCAGAAACAGCATAATTGTAGAGCGTAGGCTGACGGGTCGTGCCAGTTACGTTAAACGTGTAGTTGGTGTCGGTCCAAGGGCCAAAAATCACGTTCTGCTGGGCTTGGCCGCCAGTAGCTAGGTCACCACCGAACATTGCGAAATATTGCGGCGCACCTGCGCCAGCCGCCGTGCCGTAGACGTTTTGCAAAAAGCTCTTGGAAACAGGCGTAAGCGTCGATACCGCGCCAGTGCTGTTGTTGGTGGCCGTGATGGTCTGCAACGTGACAAAGTCAACCGTTGGATTAATCGGCAATTGATTCGTGCCGGATGCCACCGAGAATGATTGCTGGTTCTGGGTCGCCAGAAAATCGACATCGCGGCTGATTCGCAGCTCGGCGTAGTTGAGCATCTGCGAGATGATGTTCTGGAAGTTAACATCCGACGAGGTAACAAGGCTATTTGGCGACGTGCCCGTTGTGACAAGCGTCTGCTGCAAGATCGCCATCGTCGCGATCTGGGTCACATATGCGTTGTAGGATAGAGCTGTCGTCGTCGTGGTCATTTCTATTACCCAGCCATGTTAAATGCCGTGTTTTCGACTTCCGAAACACGCCGCGACCAGCCTTTACCGAAATTAGCATAGGTTGACAGACTTTGCAAAAAGGCTAATCGGGCTTCGCATACTTTTGTCGCAATCTCACGAGGGTTTGACGTTTCAAGAGCGCGAAGCGTGGCGGGTCCGATTTGTCCGTCTGGATTGGTATTGAGTACCGACTGAAGGGCTTTTGCGGCGCGGGACGGCCCCGAATTGATGGCAAAATCAAAGACGGCATAATCCACACCCGCAGGAAGATCGTCTCCCTTTATCGTATCCCAATACTTGGCTTTGTACAGGGGCATGACGTCGTTGGGCGTTAGTGCCTTGATATCGTCCTTGGTTACCGAATGTCCAATATACTGTTCCCAAACTGCTTTAGTGCATCCTAAGTTGGTCGCACCGCCGGGGTCCGCAGGGTTATCGACATATCCGCCCTCATTTTTAAGCACGAGGTAAAAGCATTGCTCGAAGTTGTTTTTCATTTGGTCCCGCAGAACTTCTTCCACTTGTCGTCATGGGCAAGAATTTCGCTTGCCGTCGTGTCCGTTAGCTTGTCAGCCTTGTGGACATAAATAGGCTTTACCCAGTTGCAGGACATATCGAGAATCTTGGTTTCTGGCTTGGGCATGCATGCGGCAAGAGGCAACATGGCAAGCAACAATAAACGTTTCATGGTTGGCTCCACTGCTTTTGAAGGGTGTCTTGTGGGGTATTATCTTTTGCCACAGACTGGTCTACAGCCTCAGCAACAGCGTCAACCTTTTGTGCATGCTCGATGGCGATCGTTTCCTCACGAGCCTGCTCGGTCGCAGCGCCGAGGTCTTTTTCATGGTTAGCCCAAATGGCGTAGCCGATGATCAAGGCGACGACGATCGCGATCCGCTGTACCCAAGGGTTAAGAAGCAGAAGAAACATTGCTTGGCTCCGTCTTAGACTTTAATGCTAGGCCGCCGCCCCCACCTGCAAGGATGGCGCTTGCGCCGATAGCCCAATTTTGAGGGTCAAAGTTTCCGTGTTGCACGGCGTGGTAAGCACTAACTGCACAATAAACAATCGACATTTTGGCCCATAGAATGCGGCCAATATCCCAAGTTGCGTTGTCCACTCCTGTGAACATGTGTTTTAAAGCCTGAAGCATTTTATTTCACCGTGATCATGAGGAAAATACCGATTGCACCGATACCCAATATTAGAAAACCGACTATGCTGCTAACCATAACCAAATCCCTGCGGTTTTCTTCCTGTTCTTTAAGCGCCGCAGCAGCCTGCCTAGCCGCATCCTTCCGCATCTCGATGATCTGCCGTTGGATGCCTTCCCATGCTGCTTTTCCGTATTGACCAACAAACAAGTTTTTGACTTCAAGCTGCATATCGAGGGCTTTGGCTTTGACGGCATACACCTTTACCGCCTCGGCTTCAAACTCGGCCTGCGATTGGAATAGTTTTTTCTTGCGCGGCGTGGATGCAATTGTAACGATTTGGCCTATTTTGCCAAAAAGATTGCTCACTTTTTCGGCAGTCTCCATCATATCCTGACCAGCATCGACGGCGGACTTGATAGAGTTGTAAATTGCAGTCGCGCCAGCGATAAGGGTAAATGGGTCCATTAGTCAATTCATCCTGTCAAAATCAAGCTGCCACATAGTAAGTTATGACAATTAAACCCTGCGCTCCACTTCCTGCGCTTGCGGGACTTCCGCCAGCGTATGCGCCGCCGCCGCCGCCACCATACGCACCACCATTGCCGCCGTTTGTTTGGTTAGTCCTTGGACCGCCACCCGTTCCGCAACCATGAGTTGCATTAAACTCAGTTCCAGAATTGCCGTTTGCGCCATATCCCGAAGGAGCCGTAACGGTTCCCCCGTCAGCATTACTTCCTGAACCACTTCCGTTAGGGCCAGCCGCGCCGCCGCCGTTCCCCGAAGCACCACCGCTATAAGTTACGTCACCAATACCAGATGCCGCCGATCCACCCGACCCGCTTCCTCCCCCTTGATAGTTGCCATATCCAAAGCCGCCACCTTTGGCTGCTACTAAGGAGGCTGCATAGGTCGAAGCGCCAAACCAAGTGTCGCCACCTGCCGTGCCATTATTGGATGACCCTGATGTTCCTGCTGGGCCAGATCCGCCAGCGCCTATTTGGTAACTATATGAATTGCCAATAGTAAAATTAAGGTTCCCAATTCTCGAATAAGCACCGCCGCCGCCACCGCCTGCAACGTTGTTATTAGAATCGGCAGAACCACCGCCACCGCCTGCGCCAATAGTTTCAACTGTCGCATTGCTATTGTTCCAATCCGACGGAACAACCCATGTTAAAAGACTGTTGGGGGTAGTTAAAAATATCTGCTTCATTACTGCTGAAGTGATTCCAGCAGCCCCAAATCCATTTGCAGATGCCGCTCCAGCGGTAATAATCGTTGGCATTATCCGTACTTCGACTTCGTTGCAAATACAGTATAAGTTGCAGATGCAGTTTTAAAAATTGTGTAAGTATAAACGTCAATAGCGCCGTTATTTCCACTTGTTGGAGCGATAGCCCCCGCCCATTTAGGGGTTACGGTACTGCCATCAATTTGGAACACGGTATTATAAAGACCCGAAAAAGTCGCTGTCTGAGTGCCTGATTGTGTACCAGAAGTAACAATTGCACTGCCGCCAACCGTTGCCGAGATATTAAATGTTGTTCCAGATGCATTGATGACATAGTAAGTTACACCCGCTGTGATGCCAGTAGGCAACGCACCAGATGTTGTGAATACAACGGGTGTTCCGTTTGCAGGAAGTGTTGTAGGAACCGTAATAACAGCAGGAGAAGCAATCGAAATTGTCACCGATTGCGATGCAACATTCTGATTTGTAACAAGGAATGCAAAAGTCAAGGATTGCCCAACGCCCAGCAAGCTGTTCAACGTGGTAAGCGAGTTGCCGCGAACGTTGAGCGTCCAGTCACCCGTGGCTGCGGTCGTGTAATACAATACCGACTGGGTCAGCACGTCATAGTTAATCGTACCCGTTGCCGCCGTGGCCGCTACTGTGGCCGTTTCGGCAATATTGGGCAGATTTAGAGAAAGCTTGTTATTGCTAGTAATATTAAGAGCATCAGCGAACTGGGACGAAAACGTGGCCGTCTGCACACCGCTTTGCGTACCAGACGTATTAATCGCTGTACCACCGATCGTGGTCGCAACGTTGAACGTCAACGCCGTAGGGTTGATCACATAATAGGTCGTGCCAGCCGTAAGACCCGTTGGCAGTGCACCGCTAGTCGTAAACACCACGGGGGTGTTAACAACTGGTACAACAGAGGCTGAAACCTGCGCTGGGGATGCAATGGTGATTGTAACCGTCTGTGCGGCAGGCAAGCCAATGGTTTCGGTGCCCGTGACTGTCACGTTGCCGAAGGTTGGGTTTGTCAGAGAATTGGTGACGTTGTTGTCGGCATAAAGAACGTTTGTGCCGTTGCTGTAGACATAGGCCGAAGTACCCTGCGCGATCGTGACGCCCGTGCCCGTGGCCGTTTGGAACGTCAAGGTAAACGAGCCAGTGGTGGCGTTGTTAATGATCCACGAGCCGCCCGTTGTCCCTGACCCCAATGTCGTGGGGATCGTAATCGTGGCGTTAGACGTCAGCGTTCCCGTCACAGCCAATTGTTGTGCGGTCCACCAATAGACGCCGCTTACAGCCGCTGTGCTGGTTGTCAGCGCAGTCGTGCCGCCCGTCGTGCTGATTGGAAACGACGAACCAAAAACCTGATCCATCGTTGTAAAATTGAAGTTGAGGGGCGTATTCCAGCCCGTATCACCCGATGCAGGTTCTTGGAAAAGCTTGTTAGGGGTAAGGGTATTGGTCATTTGTCCACCTTGCTGTCGAGCTTATCAAAAATTTTGCCGAGCATGTTCTCGATGCGCGTCAAGTGGTTCGTCAGTTCATCTTTGCGGACATACTCTTGAGCTATCCGCATCTCAAGATCATGGTTTCGCATTTCAAGTCGGCTAACCTTATCGGCATTTTCTTTAAAAAAATAACCTAAAGAAGCCAGTAAAGCTGTCCCGCCAACGTTAATGATGGTTTGCATATCCATGATTAGCCCCAAGGGTTAGGAAGGACAACTGGGGTATAATAGTTGTTTGCGATCTGCGCCGCTACATCTTCTTCCGTGGCCGTTACTTGGGCAGCGCCAAGGGTTTCCTGTACCCAGCTAATGACCTGTGCTTGGGTCAATTGCGAATAGGGGGTATATGGCGCAGCCGGGTCGAGCTTAACGCCCGTGGAGCCGACGATTGCGCCAGTGTAGGTGCCATCCGTACCATTGCAGGCCCAATTAACCGTGCAGACAACGTCCGTGTAACCTTCGGCTTGTGGGTAAGAAGCCATGCTGTTGACGACCCATGTGTAAGTGTTTGCCATTATCGAGCCCTGCTGGAGTTGAGGTAATTTATAGCATTCATAAGAACGCTGGTGTCATCTTTTAGCATACCTATACCACGGTTGCATGCATCACATAATAGTCCGCGAACCTTCCCTGTGGTATGGCAATGGTCTATTGAAAGACGTTTTTTCCGAGTATCAAATTGCGGCTTTGTTTTACAAATAGCGCAAACGCCGCCTTGATTTTCAAGCATTTCATTATATTTTTCGGGGGTTATGCCGTATTTTACGCGCATAAATCCCTCGTTATAATACTTTTTAGTTTTGCTTAATCCATGTTTCCAATTAGGATGATCTTTGCCTTTTCTTTTTTGGAGGCAGCCACAAGATTTTGACCTTCCACAAGTTAAGTTACCAATTCTGGTTTCAGAAGTTTTACCGCAGTCACAAACACATTCCCATATATGCTGACCCGCTGGCGTAAATTTTCCCGTCCGTTTTATAGCGGTTAACATTCCAAATCTTTGCCCTGATAAATCAATTGCTGCTGGCATTATCTGGCCCTTGCGCTCTGAAAAGGCGACTCTGCAAACGCCGCATATATGTATGTTCCACCAGAAGCATTAACAACCGTAGCAGAACGGCATTTAAAGCCATTAGAAAGACCATCAATAGACGTAGCCGATGTTTCTGCACCAGATGTATCTGCAAGCAATGTAGCCGCTTCTACGTTGTATGTGTCTCTTGACGTATCCCAAATATACCAATCACTTGTACTATCTGTGCGTTTAATTAATACATAACGAGGACGAAATCCTGTGTACACAAACGGTCCATCCGTACTGCCATTACCCGTGTACGATCCAAATGCACTGTAGCCAGCTACTGCGGCCCAGCAGTAAGCGACAAAAGTTGAACCAGAATTGTTTACGCCACCATCAACACCAACTGAAAACACACTTGATGTCGGTGATGTGCTATTCCAATAAGTGCTACTGGTATATGTAGAAGCTGTTGTATCTAATAATAAAGCACCCGTATTACCAAGACTAATGTGATAAACTGTCCAATGGCTTCCCGCTAAACTGCGGCTTTTTGTAATAACCATAGATGGCGCAACACCAAGTCCATGTCCAACGGTCGCATTTGCACCCGTACCCGTATAAGTCACCACAGAGAACCCTGCGGTCGTGTTAGCCGACACGGTGGACGTGATGCTGCCATTGGTGTTGGAGACGCCTGTGCCGCCACCTTTCCACTGCCAGCCGACGTAGGTGGCGGTGCTGGTGTTTAATTTGGCTTCAGCGCCAATCGTAAACCCAGTTGAGCCAAATGCAGTTAGACCTGTAGCTTGCGTTGTTTCCGCAGCAGTGCTGTCAGATATAAGTTCTAAAGTTGTGCCTCTGACAACATCAAATAGCGCATGATCTGTAGCAGCAGACCGCGATTTCATCCACACAAGATCCGGCTGAAATGTCGTGCCGATAGTCGTGTTGGTGCCGTTATTGATAGTTAAAGACGCGCCTGTACCCGTATAGGTCGTAGCCGCCATATACTGCGCCCCGTTTGCAATGACTGGGCTAGGTAAATTATAGGTGTTCAGTGCATTGAAGCCCGTTGGCGGGGTGTAGGTGAATGGCTGTTGGCCGAAGTTTAAAGACACACTTACGCCGCCATAACCGGAAACAGATGGTAAATAATTTCCCGATGGAATTACTGTGAATGCCGTCCCTTGCGAAGTATTGTTTTTATAAAAAGTAAGCGTTCCAGTGCCAGCATCAAATGCTACGCCAATAACATCGCCCGTTGTGTAAGTTGCACCATACGCAGTAAATGTTGCGTTATTTATTTTATTCCCCGTGGCGGAATAATAACCATAACTATTAGAAAATACTCCAACAAAACAGTTTGTTGTGCCAGTAATATTAGCTGAAGTTGAAACAATACCAATCACAGCATTATTGCCAATGGAATTTATGGTTGCTTCAAAATAATATTTACCAGAAGACATTGCAATTGTCCCGGCAATCATATTGTTACTTGGAGATGCAGAACTTGAAAAAGTTAAATTTCCATTTGATGTTGAAACTCCAGAATATACCGGATTATTTGAATCAATAGGCGACATCACAGCATAATTTGCCACCGACGCAGACGTAACCGTAGGGCTATCCGTCATGCTGTCGTAGGTCGTACCCGCCGTCAGGGAGATGTTGTTCGTCGTCCAGTTATTGCCATTGCCAGACGTGTCATAGCCAAGCGTGGTCGTGGATGTCGTATTGCCGAATGTCAGGTGAAAACCATTGGTGCCATAAGTGCCGCTGAAGTTGATTGGCTGCCATACGCCATTGGTGTCATAGGTGCCGAATGATGATGCAGGAAGGGCTTGGCCGTCGATGAAGTTTACTTCGGCAAGGTAGCCGTCGTAATACCTAGATTTTGTCCCAGCGGCGGCAAAAGCTCCAAGGTAATGAGCAGTATTATTGTCTACCTGCGTGGCATAATTTTGAGCTGGGTATGTTGCCGTACTAAATGCGGTAACTTGAGAACCATTTACATATAGTTTTAAACGGTTTGCTGCCGTTGCCTGAGTGGTATCCACAGCAAGTACAACGTGATACCACGCGCTAGGATCGCGAAAAACCTGCGTCGTCGTCAAATTAATGTTTACGGTGCCTGAAAGCTGATCGATAATCTTAATGCAATCAGCATTGGTATCGTCAAACCTAAGCTCAAAACCAGTGGTTGCGCCGCCGTCCGCGACAAATAAATCCTGAACTGTCGCGCCTAAAATACCGCGCTTGACCCAACCACTCCAAGTCCAAGTTTTTTGATTGGTTGTGGTTGCTGGCGTCCTATTCAAATACGCACTTGCAGACGAGCGAAAGCGCAATGAGTTCGCTACCTTGAACCCGCCGCCGCCTAGCCCTGCCAAGATGGAAACCGTCGTCATTACGTCAGACCTTGCCCAGTGATAACGAACGTGTTCGAGCCAGTGCATAGTACCGTAGCAACACCGTTGGCCGCAAGCGATCTGTTGCCGGTCGTTGTGGAGCCAGCCAAGGTCATGGTGACAGACGCGCCCTGCGTGATGGTCTGCACCGATGAAGATTGGTTGTAGATCACGATATTCTGGCCAGCCGTGAAGATTGAGGCGGGAACCGTGACGCCGCCGGTCGTGATGCTGATGTATTTGCCGTTGTCGGTCGCCACAAGCGTGTAGGCCGTCGTTTGGCTATTCTGGATAATGGTGCGGACGTTACCGATGGAATCGGAAATTGTGCTCGATGCCGTGATTGTACCCGCCGCGCCGACCGATGTTGTGCCTACACCCAGAGCGCCAGCCATGTAGTTGTTGGCCGTGCCACCCATATATAGGTTCCAGCGGTTCGTTGCCGCCGCGAGGTTACCGTAGAAGCCATAGGCATTGGTGACAGTAGCAGCACCAGCCGTACCAAGAGTGCTTTCCGCCCAAAAACCAGTTTGGTTGGTAATAATTGAACCAGCGCCGCCCGACCCCGGAGAAGCATAAAAATGATTAACGGTACCTGTTGTGAATGATGCAGCAACGCTTGAGATATTAGAAACGTAAGAATAAGCGTTTGCAGTCACACCTGACTGGATGACACCGCTATTTAAGTGAGCATATGCCGTTGTAGCGCCAGTAATCAGGGCGTTAGTAAGCAGATTGACACCAGTTGACGTGCCAGATGAGCCAATCGACCAGTTGCCAGACGTGTCAATATTGCCGCGCTGTACTTGACTGCCAGTCCTGAAAATAATGCTATCAGTCGTGCCAACGCCAGAGGTTGACTGTATCGTAATGCTGGATGATGCAGCCGCACCACCAATATACAATGGCGTTGTTAATGACGTTGTAATTGTAGGCGAGGCAGACCAAGCAGGAGCAACGCCAACGCCGCCAGAAACCAACACAGAACCAGTAGCCACGTCAGCCAAACGCGACAGCGCCGTTATGGTCGAAGCGTAAAGAAGGTCGCCTACTGCATAGGTTGATTGGCCCGTTCCGCCGTTGGCCGCGATAAGCGTTCCGGCTACCGTGACAGCACCCGTGGTTGCCGTGCTAGGTGTTAAGCCTGTTGATCCAAATGTAATTGACGTTACAGCGGCACTTGATGGCAAGCTGCCCCAGCTTGGCGCAGCGCCAGTGGTAGCTACAAGAATTTGGCCGGTGGTGCCTACTGCTGTAATACCCATAGCAGTCGTAGATGCACCGTAAACGACGCCATATTGCGTAAGTGCTGTAGATTGCCCTGTACCGCCAGACGTAACAGCCAATGCTGTACCAAGGGAGAACACGCCAGCCGAAGATATCGTCGCCGCATCAGTCGCGCCGCTGTTAACCACAAAGTGGATCGCGTTAGATGTCGTCGTGCCAATGGCAAGGTCAGCAGACGTGGCATCGAGGTATACGGTATTGGCAGCGTTAAACGCGCCCGTACCGGAGAACCCCGAAGAGTTCATACCAAACTCGCCGAAGTAGGTGTTTGCCGTGCCGAGATTATTTGAGACGATGATATTCGTCGAAGCAGAGGCACCAGCGTTGGTATTTTGAACGATGATTTGGTTGTAAGAGTTAACGGATGTTGTAAACGAGCCAAGGATGTTGCTGTCAGAATAGCCCAACGTGCCGTAAGTATAAGCACCTTGGCTTAATGATCCAGTAATTGCGCCATTGGCGATAAAGAAGCCAGATGTTGTTGTGCCGCTGATGGTTGGCGACGACGAGTAAGATGGAGCCACGCCAACGCCACCAGAAATCAACACCGATCCCGTAGCTACATCAGCAAGTTTGGAGAGAGCCGTGGAGGTTGACGCATAGAGCAGATCGCCGATGGTATAGGCGCTGAGGCCCGTACCGCCGCTTACAGCATTCAAGGTTCCCGCAACCGTAATGACACCGGCCTGAGCCGTCGAAGGCGTAAGGCCCGTGGTGCCAAACGAGATAGAATCAACACCCGCCGTGACGGGGATCGTTGGTTGCCACGATGGTGCAGAGCCAGCGGAGCCGACGAGGACATAGTTTGTACCGGCTGGAGGCGCAATTGAGCCAATCGCTGCCGTACCATTGCCGTACAGCAAGCCCCACTGGGTCAGGGTCGTGTCGCCGGTGCCGCCAATCGAGACGGGGAACGGCAACGTGCTGGAGCCCTTTGACAGGCCAGCGATCTGCCCCGTGGTAATCTGCACCGAAGTGCCCGATTGAACGCCCAGAAGCGGCTCTGTGCCGTTAAGGCCAGTTACCGTGGGTAGATTGGTTAAGGTAATATTCGCCATTCTAAACCCCGGTGAGTGGTATTTGGTTGTAATTGTATGGCAAGCCAACCAAGGCCGTTACCATCAACGTGGTGCCCTGAAGCAACCCACCTGCGGGTATAGCATTGTTGACCTGATATGTGAAGGCCGTGGCAGTCGTAACCGTGACGCTATAAATGCCATCTGCATTGTTGTTTGTCAGGCCTTCGACTGCGATTTGGTCGTTGATGCTAAGGCCATGTGCCGATGAAAACGTCACCGTGATCGTGCTGGTGCCGGTCTGCGACGTCACGGACAGCGGAGATAGCACCACACGGTAGTACGATTGGTTGAGCAATGGCATGACGGCATTCTGGTCGAGGCCGGTTGGCTTGCCTACAACTTGAGTTGTGACGTTCTGGCCGTCTTGCGTGACGATATCCGTCGTCGATGGGACAGGAATGCCAGTCCAGAAGTCAGTTACGGTTGGGGCATTAATTGCGATGCTGTCTGTTTCCGCCGCTGCGTAATCTTGAACGCGTGGGTTCTCGATTGGCACCGGATCGGCAGGAAGAATAATCGACCTTAATTGGGCTTGAGGAGTGTCCAAGCACGGGTTACACACCAGAATGCGCTTGTTGATAAGGCCAGCGCCAGCATAGTCAAACTGCCATTGCAGTTGATGATGATTGTAAATAAAACCACACCGGTCGCATTGAGCTGCCGCCCTCGGATTGCGAGAGCTTATTGATGCACGGCCTAATTGAGAAGCATACCCCATTATGCGGTCCTAACGTATTCAAACTTGTGTCCACCCGCGCTTATTCTACTAATCCGAAAGCAAAAATTTTAACATCAATACCAAATCCTTGTTCAAACATTTTCTTTTGAATGGATTTGTGATGATTGTTTCGGGTGTTCATTATATAAGCTCGATTACCTTTGCCTTTACCAACGTAAAAGCAAGTATTTGTATCAAGACGCCAATGCTCGTAAACATAAAATAAACCGGTCACCGAAAATACCCCTGAATTTGAGGGCTTATGTACTGCTGCGCCGTTTCCACGTTCTGCTCGGCGGCAACGGAATAGGCTTCATCAGCCAGCGGCTTCAGCAATTGCACCTTTGCGGCATTCCAGATGATGGCGAGGCGCAGGGCCAGATTATAGGCAAACGCTTCCAGCCAGAGGTACGGAATTTCGACCGTCTGCCCACCGGTATAGGCGGCGTCTTGGATTTGGCGGACGCGGTAATATTTCAGCGTCTGCGATGACGTGCCATCCGGCACCGGCCACAGCGTCACCTGCGGTGCAATAAGGCGATCCATCCAGAACACGGTAGGAAAGCCCACCTGCTGCTTATTGGGATAGGACGCGTACTCGGTGCGCGAGACCGGCAGGATGATGCGGTCGATGGGCTGCGACCCATTCGTGGTGTTTTCCACGTAGGCATCGAGCATCACGACGGTGTTTGGGTCAATCGAGTACGTGGCCGCTGGCGTCGAGGTCGAGATCGTGCCGCCGGTGGAAGTTCCAACAACCGAGGATGAAAAGGACACCGAACCGTTGGAACTCGCCGTAACCGTCTGCAAACCGTCTACAATGCCGGTGCCTGCCACGGTGATCTGTGTACCTATTGTGTATACAGGGGTGCTGGGCGTGGCATAGGTCAGCGTGGCCGTTGAGCCATTACCGGTTGCCGTCAAGACTGTCGGGGTCTGGTTGAAGTTTACCGTCACGAGATCGACAGCCCACAGATTAACGCCACGATTGGCCCAGTTGGCCAACAATAGGTTTGTGGACATCCGTGCGGCTTCCATGTGCTCTTGGGCAATTGCCGTGTTGCGCACTTCGCAGAGGTTGTACGCATAAAGTACAATCTCGCCGAGCGACGGATTAAAGGCGTAGGTGCCGCTCGTGGCCATTAGAGAGTTCCGTCATTCGCAACCAAGATACCTTCAGCAGCAAAGCCAGCAGCGTAAGCCGTACCCGTTGCTGACATCTGCCACTGAATATCCGTCTTCTGGACGTAGGCGTTTGGATACCAACGCTCACTGACAAAGTTAGCAACGAATGGACGCTGAGTGACCAAGGCATTTACGCCAGCCGAATTGACCGTCCAAGTGCGGTAAGTGCCATACGATCCAGAGGTGTAGACCATGTTCGTCCAGCCTTGGGAACGCTTCAAATAGAACGTGTTACCCGCTGGAACCGTATAAATGGCAGACTGTGTACGGCCAATGCCAATGTTGATCTGAGCATAAGTGATGGTTTTGCCAGTATCTTGGAGTTTAATTGTTCCGACATTGGATGAACCAGCCGAGGGAACTGCCGTGACCGCCATGCTATTGATGCGGAAATAACTATTGGTCGTGTTCACGCCCGTATAGTTACCAGCCGTGAAGGCAATCGTCTCAGAAATTTGGTTGTAGTTAGCATCAAGACCGTTGATTAATACCGAAACACCCGCATCCGATGCCGATGAGCTGAGAAGCGTCATTGTAATCGCAGATGCAGGATACGTGTAGGTCGTTGCATTTTCCCAAACTGGGATAAAACCAGATGTAGGGATTGCGGCCTGATAGCCAAAAATGCTGACGGTCGAGTGAAGGCTGATCTGACCGCGAGAAACTTGAAGCTCGAACGGCTCATACGCGCCAACGCGAGTGATGGACTGGTTAACAGCGCCCGTTGATGTAAAGGTGGTCATGATTATTTGCCTTTTTTACGCGCAACTGCCACATTATCGACAGCGTTAGGATATGGCCGACCTGCGGCCCTTGCACTAGCCTTAGCACTTTGCTCTTGCTTGTGCGACAAATGCTTTGTGTGATGGCCCTTGGGAAGCTGTTTGTCCCAAAATGGTTTATCAGACATCAGCAGCCCCACTTACGAAGTGATTTGTTGATCCTGCTATCAGGATCTGCGGCAGCAGCAGCGCCGGTGAGCTTGCGCTTCATCCCCGTCATGCGGCTGCAAAAATTCTCGTGACGCGGATTATCTGCGTCTTTAGTCGGGGCTTTTAAGTGATGACCTTCTGCACGGGCCGATGCCCTGCCTCGCTCATTGAGGCCGCCGGAGGGTGATTTACCTTCAGAACGTGTCCATGCTGCGGTCATATGAGGCTCCCTATAGAGAAAAGGGGGGCCGAAGCCCCCCTCGACTTTTTACTTGCCGTGCTCTTCTGGCTCATACGAATGGTGACCCTTAGGCTCCATGCCGTGGTGAGCAGACGACAGTGGGTTCATGTTAGAACCTGAAGCGCGGCCACCCGACTTGCGGGGTGCGCGATCCATACGGTGTTCAGCCTTGTGGCCTTCGTGGTGACCGACGTGGTGCTTGTGCTTGGCCTTGTGGACCTTGCCGCCGTGCTTACGCTTGTCGGCTTCCTTGACGACGTTAGAATTGCCGCCTTCATAGACGTCATGTGGAGCTTCGTCAGAAGCCCAATGACCTTCCATAGGCGATTCTACCTTGCCACCCTTCTTGTGCTCTGCACGAGGATGCTTGTGATGCACACCGGCTTCCATATGGCCGTGGTGATGTCCTTTGTGACCCTTCATGGCTCACTCCTTAGAAGTTGTAGTATTGGGTTGAGCCAAACAGACCCGTGGTATACGGAGCCATGTAGGCCTGCGGGGACTGACGAACGATCAGCTTGTTGGCACCGCTGCTTGAGGTAGCGGCGTAGGTTCCACGAACGTCTGCCGTCGTTGCCGATGGCGTGGTACGGTCAGCGGGGAGATAGCCCGTTGCAGCAGTGACCAAGGTCGAGGCAACCAAAGAGGTTGCATAGTTGACAATGATGTCACCGAACGTATCCGAACGAAGTGGAAGACCAAACACGTCAGCAGTACCGACCGAATAGGCGTGGGTCGTATCAGCCGTGCCGCCCGAAAGCACCACAGACTTGATGTACTTAAACGCCTTCCTGCCGTTTACAGCCGAACCTGCAGTGAGCGTAATGGCTTCAGACATTGGATACCCGTAGATATCGTAGCCGTTAACCGTTGCGGTCGTGTAGGTTGCGCCTGATGCCGCCGTAACGCTTACTGCGCGACCAAGAAGAGCTGCTGGGTTCCAGTTGCCCATGCTTGGCGTTTGAGCATTGTTAGGAACAATGCACTGGCTTGGCGTCTGGTAGGCCAAGGTGACCGTTCCAGAGGTTGCAGTCAGATTGCCGGTAAGCTGATAGGTTCCGGTCGTGCCTTGCGAAACCGTCGAATAGGTGCCGGTCGTCGTAAGCTGCGCGACAATCTGCGACCCAAGAGCGGTTCCCTGAGAAACCGTACCCGTGGTCGCCAGAACTACCATGCCCGGGCCGATTGGCATCTGGTTGGTCGAGGTCGTGACCGTCAAGATGCCGTTGGCGACCGTGCCGGTAACCGATGCATAAGCATCGAGCGCCAGAACCGTGTCAGTTGCGCCCGTATCCGCACGGGTAAACACCGTGGAATAGTAGACACCCGTCGTCGAGGAGTTAGCAGTAACCAGTGAGAGCGTTGCACTCGTCGGGTTGGCAGAGGCGACAATCGCCGCCGCTGCCGCCGAATAAGGCACCGCACTCAAGGTCGTGATGTTATCGAACCCAAGCCAGCCAAAATCAATGGCCGCCTGTGCTTCACCCGGAAGATAGGTGTAAGGCAAGCGGGGGTCGAGGAAGCCTGCACCTGCATAAAACAGGGACGAGCCGCCGATATCGGGGTTGTAATCAGCACTTGTGGCAGCTTGGCCAAAAGCGATGAAAGGACCAGTGAATGCGTCTACAGCCATAGTAACTTCTCCTTACGAAGTTGGGAACGAACCGTAGATCGAACGCCAGTTATAGTAGCCAAACGAGTAACGCTCATAACCCTTTACAAGTAGATTATCAGTAACAAAATCCACTTGCATGTCAGTTTCGAACTTTACGCGCTCCATATAGGCTAAACCGTCAATGTTGGTAAGTAAGAACCAAGCATATGGCGAGGTCAAGAAGTCGTTGACCAAGTAACCTTCTGGAAGACCACCGGCAGTTGTCATGAGCGCGTTGACATCGTTGTCAGCAGTACCCGGACGCAATTCGGTCTTCAGAAGACGGATTGCAACTGGCTCCAACTGAGGAGGGATAATCAACTTGCGACCACGAGCAAACACCTTCAGACCGGCCTGATCCTTGAAGTTCGTGCGGATTGCGATCATCGCATTCAGCAAGGTGGCTTCGTTAAGATCAACCTGCGTGGTTGGGGTGTTGGCAACCGTACCGCCGTCGATAGGATGCGCCGTGGAGCAGAGTGCCACACCGTCGCCGCCGACCGCTGCATTGTAGGTCGTTGCCGTATTCAAGAGGTTCGCGCCGTAGATTTCCTTGGTCTGTTGGAAAGATTCAATCAGGCCGAGGTTCGAAGGGGTGAACTGGGTCTTGTAGAGGTTGTCGTCGATTGCCTTACGGGTAATCGCGTAGCCAAGAGCAATTTCAGTGTGCTCTTGGTTGTACACAAAACGCTCACCTGAACCCGAATCGAAAGCCGTCTGGCCACCTTCGCTTTTAAGCTGAGCGAGGCCGAGGTAGCGCATTTCTGCGGTACGTTCGAGAGCCATCTTCGAATCGTGCTTAGTGAAAATCTTGTCGTACTGAGATGGGATCATCTCGTACTTGCCTTCAACGCCACGGAGACCGGGGAGCAAAAGGTCTTTAATCTGTGAGAGATTAACAGCCATGATAAATTACTCCTTACGAGATACCGGTTGGGCCAGCGCCATTCGTGCGCCAAACTTCGTTATTGAAGCCGACGATCAAATTGCAATACTGGGTGGTTGGATCGCCGCCGTTGCCGAACGAGGTGGCATAATCAACGACGATGAATGGATAGGTAACCGTGGTGCCAACAGCCGAGATGTAAGCGCCAGAACGACCGGTCGAGGTGTTACCCGTGCCGATGGTGAACTGGGCATACTGGCTTTGGACGCCAGAAGTCTGGGCGGTAGCCGTACCCGTGATCGGGAAACCTGAACCGGAAGACTGGACAACGAAACGAGCGTTTGGATCATCGATCACATATGCTTCGACGTCGTAAGAGCAATCCGAACCCGGCCAATAAGACGACCAAACGGTGCGCTTCTGGGAGGTCGAGAGATACTTACAACCAACAAAGATACCGGCGAGAACCGTGGTTCCGGCTGCGGCCTGCGTGATGTAACCGTTAGCTGTGCTAACGACGGGCATTACCGGATCGCCAGTGAAAACTGCCGTGGTATTACCTGAAGCGATTTTGCGGGGGGATTGTGCGAACGTCGGTGCGCCGCCTGCTCCGCCCTGATACTGCAAGAAACCGTAGGGCGCAAAGGTATTGGCCATGACGGGATTCTCCTTTCAGAGAGTTTCCATCATCGCGCACCGAGCCGACTATGAAACGGACATTGTTTTAATCTCCCACACCGGGGGGAGAGCGAGGATGGCAATATAGACACACTTGCATCTATAAGTAAAGGGGGCCGAAGCCCCCTTTTTTATTATTGCTCTGGAACGTATAGATTGTGGTCCTTGGTGATCTTCGGGGCCACCTGCGCGTCCTCGCGGCTGATCAAGCCACCCTTGCCCTTCGGGTCAAGCTGGCCTTCCTTCATGCGGACCTGAGCCCGTGCATTGCGAAGGTCACGAGCCTTGATGTCGTTCGTGATTTCTGCAGGGCGCTCACAGAGCACCATGCCGTCACGCTCGATAGCGCCGACAGCGCCACGGGCCATCATGTCTGGGTGCCGCGAAGTGTCAACCGGCTCCCAGCCCGAACGGGCCATCTTCTGCAAATATGCAGCGTCAACATAGCCCATGACCGACTTGACCTTCCACTCGTAGGACCAGCCATCCGGTGGGATCGGCGTGGCAAACTTATCGGAACCTTCGTCAACCGTGGCGTTGTTGTGGTCGCGAAGTTCCGCTACACGACGTGCCGCGCGTTCGGCGGAAGTCTCTTCATGCAGCGCTGCCGGGCGCAATGACAAACGGCCTTCGTCTTTAATCGTCTTCATATCCATATTCCTTTCTTAACCAGCCATCCGGCCGGATTTTACGAGTGCGACTTTGTTTTGGGCGTATTCTTTCGGCGTCATACCCATGTCACGGGCAGCTTCCTGCTCGGCACGGGACAGAGTGACGACGTTTGGACGACCCCCGGTGCCCGTTCCAGAACGGGACACAGGTGCGGCAGGCGGTGCAGATGCCCGACGGCCCGAGGTTGATTCCGAGGCTTCTGACATGGCTGCTTCCTGACGCATGGGCGCTTTATTGATGTTGAGGCGATTTTCGAGGAAGTTGAAGTAGTCTGGACTATCCGGCTGGATGCCATCATCGAGCGCGTCGAAGTGCGCCCTCTCAAGGCGCTTGGCACGGCGCTCGTCATTGACCACATCTGGGTTGTTGCGAACCCATTCAGCCGACTTTGGCGTCAATTGTGCTGCCAAGGCCTCTACTTTGTTGGCTACGGGGGCTTTAATCTGCGCCTCGTAGTGCTTTTTTCCTTCAGTAATCTGCCGAAGGTTGTTTTCCGTCTGGTTGATGGCCATCAGGATGTCAGCTTGGGCGTCAGTGTCGCCGTTTGCCACCGCTTCGCGAAGATTTGCCTTTAAAATCTCCTTATTGCGGCCTTCCGTCTCGATTGCGGTATTCAACATCCGCAAATCGCTGTCTGCCTTGTCGTTTGTAGCTACACGAGCCTGCTGTTCGGCGCGTTGACGGGCAGCTTTCTCGGCTTCAAGCTCACGGCGAAGGGCTTCAATGCCATCATCGACCGTAATTTCTGGTTTTGTCTCGATTCTTGGCTCTTCTGGAGCCTCCACGATGACAATGTCGTCCTCTGGGGCTGTTTCCAGCTCCAATTCTACCTGATTGTCTTCCATTTTTATCTCCTTACCACACTGAATCTGGGTGCTTTACGCGTCCACGGATCACAACATCGTCCATGAGACGGCAAGGCTGGCCATTAATGGCAACAGACCAACCATCAGATGGGCGAAACACAACCCAATCGCCTACATTGACGTCCGCATCCTTAAACCAACGACCGGTTTCGTCCTCAAAAGCAGACGGACCCTTCTTCACAACAAGGCCAACCTTGCCCTGATACTTGTCTTGCTCGGTCGTTTCGTCCGCCAAAATGATGCCGGACTTGGTTTTGTTGGGACGAATGTAGATTGCGACGAGGATGTTATTGTTAAACACTTCGACTTCGTTGAGATCGCCGAGGCTGGCCAACAAATCTTCCTTAAAATTGTCAGCATGTGTCATCTTCATAGGAGGCATTAAAATTTCTCCGCATTGGTTTGAGCGATGTCGAACATTTCCTGAACTGCGCGGAAGGCCTGAACCATGCCCACGTACTTCTGATATGTTGCATAATCGGCCACGTACCCCGTGGAGATGTAGCTAACGATCTTCTTCTCTTCTTCGTCGATTAACTTTCGCAATTCGTTTGCGAATTTCGCTGCTGTAGTTTGCATATTGCCCTCTTTAACCCCTTGTAATGATAGACCGGACGCCCCAAGGGGCTGGAAAGGCGTCCGGTCCTCTCTCATCCGGGCGGTTGCGAACCCCGCCCAGAGAAACTTATTTGCCGCGTGGCTTTAGGCCATAGGCTTCGATTTTTTCGAGCCGTGCATTGCCGCCGCCTGCGCCGCTATCAATTGGGTAGCCAGTGCGGCCACCGGACTTGCGAGGCATTGGGTAACCCATAGGCTGCTGCATAGGCTGGCCCATCATTGGTTGCTGCATTGGCTGCATGCCACCGGCATTGCCCAACGAACCACCGACCATCTTGCCGGTACGACCACCGGTAGCACGGGGCATCTGCGGAGGCATCTGCGGAGGCATCTGAGGAGCGCCGCCTGCCATCTGCGGAGGTGGCACAGGAACGCCCATAGGAGGCTTTGGTGGCATCACAGGAGCATTAGGCATGTTAGCCTGATCTTGACCGCCGCGAGGTGCCATCACGATGTTGATCGTGGTGGTGCCCTTGGTACGGCCACCCTTGGCATGCTGAGCGCGGCCACCCTTTGCATAGATCATGTTAGGATCGGTGTTGCCGTAATAATCGCCGATATCGCTCAAAGCGGCACCCAAAGCTTTTTCACGGCGATCTGGGGAGAACACACTTTGCGTTGGAGCAGCGCCTGTATTAGGTGTCCCACCGACACGAACAGGGGCATTCATTGCCGCACGTTGCGCGGGGTCCATCATGCCTTGGCTCATCATCCCCGTATCTGGAGTGCTGCGCATGATAGATGGCGAGGCTGCCGAACGGAGAGGAACGGCGGCTGGCATAACGCCACGGCTTGGACCCTGCGCTGCCAATGCAGCCTGACGATCCTGCGGTTTCATTGCAGCAATTTGATCAGGAGTTGCCTTATCAAGATCACTCCAACCCGTCAGAAAGTTATAGTTTGCCATTGGCATTACGGTATCGCTGACATCGCGGCCACCACCGGCACGAGCCTTGCGACCGCCGACAGCTCCGGGGTTCTTCTGTTTGGAGTTGCCAGAGAAGATGCCACCGCCGGAATACTTGCCGGTACGGGCCTCAGGCTTGACCATGCGCTTGATCAGCGCCTTGTCTTCGGCGACGTCTGGGTGCTTGATCTTGCCACCCTTCTTTTTGCCCTGCGTGGTAAGGTTTGTGTCGGGCATAAAGTTGTGCTTGTCTTCAGCGCCGTGATAGATCGGTGCGCCTGTTGCTGGTAGGCCACGACCCGGCATGCCACGAGGCTGCTCTGGGTTTTTGTTTAGATAATCAGCAATTGCATCACCGCCATCGGCCCTCTTGGTCCGGCCACCCTTCTTCATAGGACCGGCAGCCTTGCCCATGGCCTTGTTTTGATCGGAAACAGGATTGTTGCCAATCATGCCGCCGCCAAACTTATTGGTGCGACCGCCCTTCTTGAACGCGCCCTCATGCTTGATGCCTTCACGGACATCATTAGCCATGCGCACGTCGCGGTTGATCAGGTTGTCGGGGGTCAGCGCACGGCCACCGGCCTTGCGGGGCTTGCGGTCGGCGCGTTTCATGGCGTCTGCGCCGATGACTTTGCCACCCTTCTTGTACAGGCGCTTTGTAAGCGGACGTGCGCCGGTCTTCACACCTGCATTTTCAGGAGCCGATGGCGTCCACGTCGAGCTATCGACCTTTTGCTGTGGGTCGTTCTTGGTAAGGCGCTGGGCCTTCGACCGGCCACGGTCGTCTTTCTTGTATTCTTCCATAGTAACGTACTCCAAAGTTGTTAGCGGCGTCCCGCTTTGCTGCCAGTGGGTTGATAGTTTGACGCAGGCAACTTTGCGCCAAATTTCGAGATCACATGATCTGTCATCTGAGAGCCGACTGTGCGTCGGTAAACCTTGCCACCTTTCTTGAATGGCTGTTCAACCCATTGAAATGTACCATCTGGCATCTGCTTCTGTACCATATGTGTCTTACCGCTATTGCTGGTCTGAACGTTAGACCGCATAGTTTGGATGTCCCCAATAGATTTGTTGTATGCATCCGTGGGGCTTAGGCCTTGATCCGTATAATTTTTATACGCTTTGTCGAACTGTTGTTGGGTGTTTATCCCAAACATGCCAGCCAGCCCCTCAAGAACGCTTGGCCCTTGCAGATCGCGAACCGGAACAGGCGGCAATGGCACGTTGGCAGGCGGTGCTGCTGCTATCGGGGTAGTAGTTGGGGTAGGCGCAGGGGGGTTAACCGCTACCGGGGTAGCAGTTGCGGTCGCAGGCGTCGGCGTATACGGGGCGGCAGGCTGCACCATTGGCACAGCTCCAGTTGCGGGTGTTCCGCCAAGATGTGTTGCGTCATCCGCAGTGGGCGTTGGCGTGTGCGGGAATGCTGGCTGGGTGATATCTTTTGGCTGTGCGGCAGCCAAAATCGATTCAAGGGGCGTTCCTGTTGCGGATGTAATAGGATTATTGTTGTCTGCCGTCGAAGGCGTTGGCGTATGCGGTGCCATTGGTTGCGTCGAAGAATCACCGCCGTAAAACGCGCCAGCTTGTGGCGGTTGCTGTCCAAAAGTTGTTGTCGCGCCAGTAGGACCAAACGCATTGATCAGAGCCGCCGTAGCGGCGCTTGCAGCACTTGGAGGCGCTTCGGCAGCAGTTGCCGCACTTGGCGGAGCGCCTGCGGCCTCGGCAGCATCGGATGCCGCGTTTAACTTTGCGCCTGCAGCCATAGCGGCTGATGCGTTGGTGTTTTCCTGATTTCGAACGGCGGCTTCGTTTGCCGCCAAGTTGTGACCGGCCCAGCTTGGGACGTCACCTTCATTGGCAAGCTTTTCAGCCTCGCTCAAATCGCGGCTAAACTCGGGTGTCTTTTCTTCTGGCGCTTCCTGTTCGGCGGGGCCGGTAGCCTCACTCATGCCACGGGCTTCTGCCGCGCCGCGTGGATCACCGGTTGCTTCTCCGCCATCATCAAACGCGTCGCGCTCGTGCCAGATTGAGCCCTCGACCTTGCCGCCCTTCATATATGCGCGACGAACAACGCCGCCACGAGCAT